CCAGAAGCCGCGTTTGTTGAGAGTTACAATGAGAAGTGTTTGAGGCTAGTTAAAGCCGCAATTGAAAATCGACTTGAAGACGTTCAAGAATCTATTTCGATTCTCGGTCAAGACATTACAAAAGTTCCGGCCATCGAGCTTGAGAGGATGCTTGATCGCTTTCAAATGCGAGTTAATCGAGAGCATAAACAAAAAAGATTATTAACTGAAGACAAGCGTCGCCGTAATGGAAGAATAATTTTAAAAGGATAATGAGTTCAAAATATTTTTATAATTCTAAAAATGGCAAGTTAACACTCCGGAAAAGTGATAAGCGCGGATATACTGCCGTCACTTCTCAACAGTTACAAGAAGGGTGGACAGCTAGTTTATCAAGCGCACACACTGAGCTTCGCGGTGGACTGAGTCGGTTAAGGAATATGACTCGCGACCTTGAAAGGTCGAATCCTTATGTTGTACGTTTTTTAAATGAGTGGGTTACTAACATAGTTGGTTCTGGTTATACTTTTCAATCATTAGCAACAAACGCCGCAGGGCGTGAAGATGAGCAAGCTCGTTCAATAATTGAAGAAGCATGGGAAGAATGGAAAAAGCCTAGGAACTGCACTGCTTCAAAAGACATGAGCTATTGCGAATTTAAATCTTTAACAGAAAGATCAATTGCAAGAGATGGCGGTATTTTAATTCAAAAGCTTCGTGGTTTTGATAATGAGTATAACTTTGCTTTGAGAGTTCTAGAAATTGATAGGCTTGATTTAGATTACAACGTGACAGCAACAGGCAACGGAAACCGGATTGTCATGGGTAAAGAATTGAACGTGTATGATGAGCCTATTGCATATCATTTACTTGGAGATCATCCGGGCGAAACATATAAAAGCTATGGAAAAAAAAGAACGCGTGTTCCAGCAGATCAAATCATTCATCGATTTTATCGCAACCGAGCAGAGGCTTCACACGCTGATCCACTAATAACAAGCGCGATTGTTCAACTGCGACACCTTGAAAAGTATGAAGAAGCGGAATCAATAGCCGCAAGAATATCAGCAAGCTCAACGGTAGCGATTGAACGCGATTCCTCGATGCCGTATGAGGGTGATGAATATTACGATCAAGAACTAAGTCCTGGTGGTAAGTGGGAACTTGAACCGGGTGAAAAGGCAACTCTTTTAAATCCAACACACCCCAACGCTAATTATGACGGCTTTCGTTCTGGTGTTTTAAAAGGTGTCTCCGCCGGACTGTTAATGAGCTATCCAACTCTGGCACAAGATTATGGAGGTGTTAATTATTCATCTTTACGCGAATCAAAACTAAACATCAAAGCTTTAACAAAATGTTATCGACGTTTAAATATTGAAAACGAAGAGGAACCTATTTTTCGCGCTTGGTTAGGAACAGCAATGAGAACTGGAGCGATAAAACTTCCGGCAAGCAACTTTGCTAACTTTGCAAAGAGTTCATTCACTGGAGCCGGTTTTGAATGGGTAGATCCTGCGCGTGAAATCAGCGCACTTAAAACTGAACTAGAAATTGGTGCAACTTCATTAAGTCGTGCCGTCAAAGAAAGACTTGGAGTTTCTCTTGATGTTATTATTGCAGAAAGGAAAAGAGACGCAGAGGCATTTGAAAAAGCCGGTTTGCCTGTACCTATTGAAATTAATCCTAATCCTATTTCTATACAATCAGGAAATGCAGATATGCCAAGTGTTGAAGGGCTTCTTAATGTAAAAGAACAAGCTGACACTTATGGCGTGGGTGTTCGTGCCGGTATGATTACCGCACAAAAAACTGACGAAGAAAACTTTAGAGAAAAAGCCGGTTTGCCTGAAATGTCACCAGAAGCCGAAGATGCTTGGAAAGAAGATGGCGGAATTAGAAGGCCTGTAACACTACAAAGCCAAACAGCTTTTGAAGCCGCACAAGAAGACATTGAAAAAGAGTGATCTATCGGAAATAGAAAAATAGCCGAATTTATAAAAATGCAGACAGGTTATAGAACAATAAAGATTGAAAGAGATGAACGCGATGAAATTCCACGCGGCATTTTGACGACTGAACAATCCGTTCCAATGTTTGACTGGAATAGAGGTGAGTACATTCCAGAAGTCATTTTAATGAGTGGAATGATTCAACGGGGTGAGACTATTAAATTACTTGATACACACAACACTGATTCAGTGCGTTCTGTTTTAGGTTCATTTGTAGACTTACAAGTTAAACAAGCAGGAGAAAGAAACGTCCCACATCGGTTTGTTGATGGCGAAATTAGAGTTTCAAAAACTGAGCCGGATATACAAACGAAATTAGAAGAAGGACACATTAATGAAATGTCTATTGGTTATCGTTATGATGACGAAGAAACTATTTATTTAAAAAAGGGAGAGAAACAAATAATCGAAGGCAAAGAATATTCAGGCCCGATTAATATTAGAACAAAGTGGGAAGCACAAGAAGCTTCACTTGTTCCAATCGGCGCAGATAACCAAGCGCAAATTAGAGGATTTAAGAGTCTTGAAGAGGCTCAAAAAAAGATTTCACAAAAGCGAAGTGACGAAACCAACGACATCGGGGTGACACCTGAAGAAGTAGAGATCAATGACACGATCGAGGGGTCTGAATCAGAGCCAATAAGTGAAACCGAAACTAAACAACAACATCCAACAACATTTATTAACATGGAAAATATTGATGAAGCGGTTGAACAAAAAGCAGTCGAGAACGGTATAAAAGCCGGACAAGAAGCTTTTGACAAACGTGCTGATGCAATCATGGCAATTGGAGAAGAAGTCGGTGACGCACAATGGGCGATCAGCGAACTCAGATCTGGACGCTCAATTGAAGAAGTACAATCTGCCGCTATAAAAAAACTAAAGGAAGAAACAAAAGCAATTGGCGCAAAAACAGCCGAGCCTTTGGGACTTAGTAAAAAAGAAAGCAAATCTTATTCAGTAACCAACGCGATGAAATCATTGATTTCTGGTCGTGGTGTTGATGGACTTGAAAAAGAAGTATCTGATGCAATTGCTGATCGTTGTGGTCGCGAAACTCATGGATTCTTTTTAGCTAATCAAAGAGATCTTGTTGCAGGTACAGCAACCGATGGCGCAGAGTTAGTTCCGACTGATACTCGTTCCGGTGACTTTATTGATGCACTAAGACCAAACATGGTTACGCTTCAAGCCGGGGTTCGTGTTCTTAATGGTTTAACTGGTGACGTTTCTATTCCTAGAAAATCAACAACTAGTGCCGCAACATTCAAAACTGAAGTTCAAGCACACGCTAACACAGAGCCACAGTTTAATTCGCTTACTTTAACACCGCGCCATTTAGGTACTTACACTGATGTTTCAAAACAGCTATTAGCTCAAGGAACACCAGATGTTGACGCCTTAATTCGTGATGATTTGAATCAAGCAATTGCTGTTGCTCTAGATAAAGCTGTAATTCAAGGTTCAGGTGATGGATCAAATGAGCCGCAAGGCATAATTGGTCAATCAGATGTCCCTGAAATTGCTGTTGCTGACAACTCTGGCGGAGAACTTACAAAAGCCGAATTACACGCTTTTATGAAGTCTCTTGATGATAACAATGCACTCAGTGGAAACTGTTCATGGATTACTACACCAACTATTGCGGCACACGCAAAACAGACTCTTCTTGATTCTGGAGTTAGTGGCTATCAGTGGGACATGGCAAATAACACTATGCTAGGTTATAAAGCATACAGCACTGCAAACATACCTTCGGAAAGAACGATCTTTGGTGACCTCGATCAGTATATCCTTGGTATATTTGACGGCATTGAAATCGTTTATGATCCATTCTCAGGTGCGAAAAATAGATTAGTGACTTTTGTCCTTAATCTTATGTGTGACGGTGACGTACGTCAGCCGCTTGCATTCGCTACCTCTGACAGTGGAGCGTAATCATATATTATATTCATAACTAATGGGAGGGGGTTTAACCCCCCTCCTGTTTTAAATGTTAACTACAGATTCTTTTCAAGATTACGATAGTAATATTATGGTCAAAATAAAATTCATTAGAAGTTGCGGAGCCGGAAAAAAAGGTGAAATCAAAGAGTTACCAGAAGCAATTGCTCTTTCATCAATTGCTTATGGAAACGCCGAACTTTTTGAAGAAAAAGAAAAGCCAAAAGCAAAGGCAAAAGCAAAAGCAAAAAAGAAAGTTGCTAGAGCAAAGCCACCTGTCGACGCTGAAAGATAATGGACAACGCAATTGCAACAGCGATCAAAGCGCAGTTCGAATTTGCAAAGCGAAACGGTTCATCATCACTAACTATTCAAGGAGTAACAGTTGACGCTTTAATTGTTGATCCTATTGAAAACTTAGGAGATCAGCGAAGAGGTCGACAGCGTGGCATTCGTAAAGCAATAGTCGGAGTATTAAAAAGCGACTTGCCGACTGTTCCCGTTGCCGGGACTAGAGCGAGTCTGGACAATTGGGTTTGCGTCGTAGCTGATGAAGGAGTTGAAGAAGAAGCGTTTGCATATCGTATACATTTAGTTAGTCCATGAGCATTGTAACAACACCGGCAGTTCTTGAATCTTTTGCTGAGAACAGAATTAAAACACTAATTGAGGCGCAGGTTTCACAAGTGCCGGACGTAAATATTTTAACCGGTCACACCATCGAGGACGAGGGAATTGACCAAGAAGCACCGGTTGTCGTAATTACTGTTATAAGAGACGAGGAAGACATACCCGGTTCAGGTTGGTGGAGTTGCTCAGTAGATGTTGAATTAGATCCACGCGACCTAGATGATGAAAGCACTGATTCAACTATGCTTGAGATTGAGACAGCACTTGGAGACGGAGCCGGAGACATTGAAACACAAATCACAAATGGAAGACTTTTGTGCATGACCGGATCGGTCTTTTACGACGGCGAGCTTGAATACAATCCAACAGCAAACGAAAGAATCCGCACTTTTAGATTTAGCGCAAGTTTAGGACTTACAGCTTCTTGATCTATCCAATTTAACTAAACCTATTATTTTATATTATGCCATCACCAACTTATGTAGGATCATCCGCCGCCGGAATGCAAAAAGGAGTCGCCAACGCTGAAGTCGGTATCAAGATCGATTCTTTTGATACAAGTATTTCAGATGAGAAAGCGTTAGCTTATGACGAGAATGGTTCTGTCTGTGGTTTTGCTCACAACTTTAATCCATCAATCACAATTTCACTTTCTGGAGAGGTTAGCAATGAAGATGCAAGTGGCTCAATGTGTCTTTCTCAATATGGAACAGCAATAACTTTTGCAAATGTAGCTAATGCAAAATTAACCGATCCAATTGGAACAGGTGATACAGCGGATACAGCTTATGCAGGAGTTACAGCAGGTGGTTTTTATTTAGA